ATTCAAGGTGGAACGAATGACATTGGCGTTGGCAATATTGTAAACTTTTTTGTGCCGAGTCAAAGTGCAAGAGTTGGCGATGCTGGTAATCCATTTCCACCTTCAGATGACATTCACTCTGGAAGATATCTAGTGACTGGTGTGGATCATAGATTGCGTGATGGTGAGTATATCAAAACTTTATATTTAAGTAGAGGCTCTTCACCAATCGATCAAAATCAGTTGTATAATAAAAATGATACAATCGATTTTGCACAAACACCAGATACAATTAAAAAATCATTAGGCGATTTAAGATTTGCAGAAGACTTAGACAACTCTAGCATAGTTGCAAATTGGAGAACAAATAGGATACCAACATGACAAGACTTAATTTTTCAGAGTATGTAGAATTAAAAGACTACAAAGCATATGAACTTGTGGAGAAGCAAATTCTCTACAACAATGGCGCAAAGTATGGGCAGATTGTGTTCCTTGCTGGTGGCGCAGGTTCGGGTAAAGGGTTTGCTGTTCAGCATTTTATGCAAGGGTCTGAATTTAAAATACGTGACGTTGACGAATTAAAGATTGCATTTCAAAAGTTAGATGCGCTTGGTAAATTCACAACTCAGGACTTACTCGACAAATACGGTGACAAGATTTCTGAGAGAGATAAAGACCTTATCAAAAAAGAATTGATTGACAAGAATTTAAAGATGAATCAATTGGACTTAAAAACTCCAACACATGTTTACATCTTACACGTTCTTGTTCGTGCGACTGACGTAAAGAACAAGACGTTGGAATTGATGCTTGCTGGCGCTGAAAAAGGGCAATTGCCAAATCTTATTTTTGACAGCACATTCAAAGAAGTTGAAGACATGACAGATGTTCTACCAAAGTTGTTTGCCGCTGGATATGAACCAAAGAACATTCACGTATCTTGGGTTCTAACTAATTATCAGATTGCAATCAAGAACAACAAATCAAGAGCAAGAGTTGTGCCAGAAGACATTCTGCTTGCTACTCATGCTGGTGCGGCACAGACTGTATATAACTTAGTGACAACAGCTATGCCACCATCCGTTCAAGGTGGGGTTTACGTCATTCTAAATAATCCAGAGAATACAATTTTCATTGTCGACCCAAAAACAAATAAAGCATACAAAGACAAGAAAGGTAATCCTGTCATTAAAGACTTTAAGTATTTGACACTTAAAGAACCAGGAAAACCTGCTAAAAAAGAACTAGATGTGAAGAAGCAATTGCTGACTTGGATACGTGATAATGTTCCTCCAGGCGCAGTAGACACATCAGAATTGGATAAGCTATGAAAAAATTTAAAGAGTTTATTCAAGGGACTGCACTCTCGACTGAAGAGTGGGAAGAAGAAGTTTTTGGTCCAGAATTGATTGAAACACTCAAGCAAGTAGATGGCAGATGGGCTTTAGTTTCTAAGAAGACTGGCAAACCTTTACGCTACTATAAAGGCGAAGGCAAACCTTCAGACGAATGGGTTGCTCAACAAGAAAAAGAAATTCAGTACTTTAAGCATATGGGATAATTGATGAGAAACTTTATAGGGCATGACGGGTTTATTTGGTGGATTGGAGTTGTCGAAGATATCGATGACCCGTTAACTTTGGGTAGATGTAAAGTACGTTGTTTTGGATATCATCCAGCTAAAAAAACAAACTTAGTTACGACTGAAGACTTGCCTTGGGCATTAGCAATTCATCCACTTAACACACCAAATCTATATGCACATCCAAACGTTGGTGATTGGGTCATAGGATTTTTCTTAGATGGACCAGCCGCACAAGAGCCTGCAATATTTGGATATCTGCCTGCGATTCCACAAGCGGCATCTGAATATTTTGGTTCTGAGCCAAGCCTAAATAGGAACTTCAGCGATGTTTCTTCAGCAAGTGCAAACAATGTAAAAACTGTTTCTTGGGCATATGAAGGACATAAGATTGAATTTAAGGGTGCATCCGATGATGCATCAAGCAATACGTTAACTATACTTCATAATACGGGAACACAAATAAAAATTGAAAATACAGGAAAAATACTGATAACAACAAACAATGATATTTCGATGACTTCTAATAATGTTTATTTTGATGCAGAAGATGTATTCAGAGTTAACGCAAAAACAATCATTCTAAATGGTTCTGAAAGCGTAACAATGAAAGATTCTGTTGCGGAACACACGCCAACAACAATTGAAGATATTGTCGAGAGATTAGACAACCCAACAACTGCTGTAGTACCTAATACGGCTATTACAGTTATAACATCTATATGATAGGCTACACAGTTAGTGTAACACTTGTCAAGCATTTTGTCAAACTTTTAAAGGATTATTACCATGACTAACCACGAAAACTTAGTGAATTTATTTGAAACTTATGTTGCTGAAAACGACAAATTTCAAAACAAGGGCAACAAAGCCGCAGGCACACGTGCTAGAAAAGCATTAGCAGAATTTACAAAAGCCGCAAAAGAACGAAGAAAAGAAATTCAAGATTCGAAAACGGCAGAACAAACAACATAAATAAAAGAAAAAAATGGCTACCATATTCTTTAAAGATTTACCGCTAGATTTCACGCCACATCCAGTTTCTGGTGATGTTAGACCCATCACAAACGAAACTGCGATTAAGCGTTCTTTGTCTAATCTAATTAAGACGAAGAGGGGAACTCGCCCATTCTATCCAGAATATGGTACGACTATTTCAAATTATCTATTTGAAAATGATAGTGTATTCACACGACATAACATCAAACAAGAATTGACGGAGACTATTGCTAGGTTTGAACCTAGAGTTTCTCTTAAAAACATTCTTGTTGAGAATGATGATTATGGTATAACAATTAAACTAGATTATGTGATTTTAAATGTCGGAAGAGCGTCTTCACTAATAACAACAATTGCAAGGACGGCATAATGGCCTCAGACAATAATTTAAAAGTAGATGAGTTAGATTTTACGGGAATCAAAGCAAATTTTGTAAACTATCTGAAAGCACAAGATGAATTCAGAGATTACAATTTTGATGGCGCTGGCCTTTCTGTCCTATTAGACTTACTAGCTTATAACACTTACTACAATTCTTTCTATCTGAACATGGTTGCGTCAGAGGCATTCCTTTCGACTGCACAAAAGCGAAACTCCATTGTCAATCTTGCAAAATCGTTAAACTACACACCAAGATCAAAGACTGCCGCATCTATCACAGGAACATTAGCATTGACTGTAACTGGTGCGCCATCAACTGTAACTATTCCTGCATACACAGAATTCACAGGTTCAATTGACGGCAAGTCTTATGTGTTTCTAAACACTTCCGCAGTTACTGTAGCAAATAGTTCTGGTACATATTCTTCTTCAGTTACTCTGAAAGAAGGATCGTTTTTATCTAGACGCTATACTGTTAACACCGCAGACTTACAGCAAAGATTTTTAATACCAAATGCAAATATTGATACGACAACTCTTGTTGTTAAAGTATTAAACTCTTCTACAGATAGCACAACCCGTACATTTGTTCAATCAGAAAACCTTGTTGAGATTACAGACATATCTCAAATTTATTTCTTAGAAGAAACTGAAGATGGACAATACGAAATTAAATTTGGCGATGACAGATTTGGCGTAGCACTTGATGATGGCAACATTGTTGTATTTGAATTTTTAATAACATCTGGTGCAGAAGCAAACGACATTCAAACATTATCTTATGCCGGTTCTGTTGCTGGTGTAACGGGTGCAACATTTACATCAACTGATCCTGCGTCTGGTGGTGCTGAAAGAGAATCTACAACCAAGATCAAATTCAATGCGCCAAGATCATATGAAGCACAGAATCGTGCAGTTACAACTGAAGACTACAAAGCACTATTGCTAAAGCAACCAAACGTTGACTCTGTTTCTGTTTGGGGTGGTGAAGACAATGATCCTCCAGTTTATGGTAAAGTTTTTATTGCAATCAAACCAACTGTTGGTGAAGTGTTAACTGCAACAGAGAAAAACAATTTAATTCAAAGTATTATTAAGCCTAAGAAGATATTGACTGTAGCAACAGAAATTGTTGATCCTGAATATTTGTATTTGCTTGTTGACGTAACAACAAAATATGATTCGGATAAAACAAGTGCATCTATCGCAAGTTTAAAATCTATAATTACAGATGTAATCAGCACGTACAATACAGACGAAATCAATCAGTTCTCAAAGTATTTTAGATACTCTAAGTTATCACGTTTGATTGACGTTAGCGAACGTTCAATTTTAAACAGTATCTTAACTTTAAGAATGAGAAAAGAAGTTGACATTCAATTGAATACGCCAACGAAATATACGATTGGTTTCTCAAATGGAATTGACACCACAACTAGTGGGCGTCCATCCTCACATCCATATGGCGTTGGTAACAAAGTCACATCTAATGCATTCTCTTATCAAGGATTCAATAATTGTTTCTTAGAAGAAAACAATGGAATTATGAGAATATATAGAGCAACGACCACAGAAAATCTTGCAGTTCAAATTAACGCTGGCACTTTAAATTATATTACTGGAGAAATTGTTCTCAACAGCTTTGCGCCAACATCATTTGCCGATGGAGGTAATACTCTTAAGCTGACTGCATATCCAGCAGAGAAAGATATTCTGCCATTAAGAAATCAGATTTTAAGCATTCGTGATGAAGATGTATCAGTAACAATGGTAGATGACAAATCAATCAGTTTAGTAAATAGATAAAATGAATGAAACTTTCTTCCAACCTTCATTGAGTGTAGACAGTCTCCTATCTGGAGACTTAGCACAAGATTCGGAAAGATTTTTACTCTTTCTGAAAGCATACTATGAATGGCTTCAGACTACAACAATAACGCTAGAATCGGTATCAGGCACATTCGTGCGTGATGAAGAGGTTGTCGGAGAAAATGGTGCAACTGCTACAATCAAACAAGTTGGCACAAACACATTGGTTGTCAAAACTACAACTAAGAAACCATTCAACTTAACTGAAACTCTTACTGGACAAACGTCTAATGCTACTGCGACAATCAAAGTAGTTAAAGATAACGTAGTTAGAAAAACAGGTAAAATTTTAGACTACAGAAACATTGAGTATTCTGTAGACAAATACATTGAGTATTTGAAAGACGAATTGTTTACGTCTATTCCGATGACAATGTACTCGGACAAGAGACTTGTCGCATTAAAATTTAAAGACTTTTTTGAATCTAAGAGTAATGAAGATTCTTATA